CACCTAGATTCCCTAAACCATCAGAATCAGCAGCATCAACGCCGTTTGCAGCCCACCCAATGTCGATATCGAGTGACTCAGTACCCGTATCACCATCACCAGCAAGAACATACCCACCGATAATAGTCGCTCCACCGGGAACCCAGCACACTTCAAAGATATCACCAGCTTCTGTGGCAGCGTCTACAGCGACGGTGCCCCAGCCAGCTTGTACACTCATCGCCGGACCAGTACCACCTTTTGGTACGGTGGTCTTAGCCCTAGAGCCAGTTAAAGTTGCAGCAGCCATAATAAACCTCCTTTAAGGCGTGTCTTTGACGGCACTGAAGAATCCAGTAACCATGCCATGTTGAACGTGCTGACTGGACGTGCCAGATGGATTGTCGTCGAAGAATGCCTTGTCAATATCATGCTTCAACTCAACTGCGGTTCCCGGCTGGAATTCATAGTCAGTCAAACGGTCCACAATAATACGTGGACGTTGACCCAGACCATAACCTACCGCTTGAGCACCGCAGAAGAACACCGGGGATACGCGCTGAGATGTTGCACCAGCGGTTGCCAGCGAACTCCAGTCGGAACCAAACGAGTTATCAATGAACTCCGAAATTTCAGGAATCTCACGAATAACCACACCATCCCACTCAAGATCGCCATCCCTCCAAAGAGGGTTAGAACGATTTCGAGGCATAGCGTTAGAATGGAACGTGCCAAGATTCTGTTTCAGGAACTTGAAGTTGAAGGAATCACAGAAGGCAATAAAGACCTCCTCTTCTTCCTGCATTTTCATCGGGCGAATACGCGGGCGGGCGTTCTTAGCCATGCGCTTCATCAGTGAAACTGACTCCGCTATAAACAGGTCATTGGTGACATCGACCTTTACAATATCGGCAGAATAATCGCCAGTGTTGTTAGCAGCGGCATTACCGTACAAAACTCGATCATCATTGTTCGATGACCACGCATCAAGTACAGCCTGAGAAGCATCACCGAAGTCAGTATATGTAGTACCGTTATGCACGGCACCCATAGCTTCGATAACATCATCGCGGATTTTCTCCATCGACCAATCAAGCAGTGCAGAACGTGCAGCACGCATCAGGTCAATATTAGGCTTTTCAAGTTCCTCCTTGTCAGCCTCAACCGCATTACGATGGTAGGTGGGGGTAAGGGTCATTCCATGGTTAGGAAGTGCCTCACCGTTACCGCGAAGGGTCGCGGAACCAGATACACCAGTGCCGGAAAGACGATTGACAAGCGGAACTTCAATCAGCTTGCGACCTTCCTTGATGGTGACTACATTGTTAGATCCGGTTCCCGTATAACGAGAAAACCGGTTGCCTCGTACAAACTCTTTGAAAAAGTCAGAAAGGAATTTCTTGACAACGAGTTCTGAGGCGACTGTGGTATTAGCCATCTCTTTTCTCCTGCGGCCCCTTGCGGGGCACTATGGGATGATGCTGTCATCACGACAGTAACATTTGCTATTTCCGGTGAATTGCATCCTCACCGATAACATCATCCAGGGTTTCATTGACGAAGGATGTGTTATCCGCCGCCGCTCTGGTATCGGCAAGTGAAGTCGGTAAGCTCTGACCCAACTGCTCCTCATACAATTTCTTGTACTTGGCTTCAGTTTCCGCCTCTAATTTACTTCGTAAGGAAGATTCAAAATCGGATACGTTCCCGACTTTTTCAAGGATCATCTTTTCAGACGCTGTTTTATACGCAAACTCAGCAGGGTCTTGTGAATTATTCATCTGTACCCGCAGAAGGTCATTCGTTTTGACCATTTCTGTAAAAACGTCTAGCTTTTCGTCGAAGTCATCGTAAATGCGACGGGCATAATTCTCAGACAGCCCGGTACGCAGATTTAGCAACTTTGAATCAAAATCGCTGGCAACTTCATCTAAACGCTTTTCTGGATCTTCCCAGATGTTTGTCTTTTCGGCAGGTTCTTCCTTTGCCTTCAATAACCTGTTTTGTTCACGCACTCTGCCTAATTCAGCAAAGATTGCATCTTGCTTACTCATTAACTCTTTAACGATGTCCGGCGACGACCCGGAGGGTTCAGCTACTGGTTCCGTTACAGGCTCAGCTACTGGCTCAGCTACTGGCTCGACTGGTTTAACGTCCGCTGGCGCTTCTGGAGCACCATTGATTACATCATCTAAAGACTCTTCACTCATCTTTCTACTCCACGTCCGAATTTAGTGCGACGACCACTGTACGTCCGAGAAACCCGCGACGACCGGGGCAGCTTACGCTGCGGTATTATCCGCCCTCTTGAGTCCGGCGACGACCTTATGCCAATCCGTTCTAACAAAGGGATCAGTTTGTGTAACAACTATTTGTCACGTCATGAACCGAAAGGCGCTGACGATACATATTCAACGCTTCGTCTTTCATGAGGTCTTCAATCTTTCTCTCTGTTGTTAAGACTCTGCGGGTAAATGATTCAGAAGAAAGCAACTCTTTCATTGTTGAGCCTCTAATTTGGTTGAACTAGCCTCTGTAAGGGCCTTTCTCGCATTGGCAAGGTTAAGCCTTGCTTTTGTCCTTGTTTCATCAATATCGGCCTTCTTGCCGGATTTCTCAAGTTCAACGATTTCCTGTGCCTGCTTAGCTTGTTTCTGAGCAGCCTGTTGATTACCCTTAAGCTGTTCGAGTATTTCATTCTTGTTCCTCAACTGAGAAGCCTTAATGATCAAAGCCCACCTTGGGTCAGTCAGCGGCAAGTTAGCGCCGGTCTGGAACACATTCAGCAAGTTCTCAAATTGGTCTTCCTGAGCAATAATCGAATCAGGAACGTCTTCAAGGATAATATCCATGTCCAATTCGGCGATTTGATTTTCGGTCGAAACCTGCTCCTGCATCCGTGGGTCTTGAGCCATCATTCTCATGGCCTCTTGTCTGCGGGGGTCTGCCTGTTCTTCAGGAGCCATTTGGCTGAAAGTTTCCTGAAGCTTCTCGCCCACCGTTACAGGACGATTTAATCCAACAAACTTCAGATTGTCCTCATCATCTGTAACCCTTATCCACCGTTCCTCATCCCAGAACTGTTTAATCCTGTTCCATATCTGGCGATAAACTCGTTTCTTCCAGTGTCTATGTCCATCAAAGATTGGGCCAAGCTCCATCGTTCCGGCCTGCTGTCTTGCAAGCTCAGCCCGTCCAGACCTTACCCGGTCATCTCGGGTGTTCGCGTTGGTCGCTACGTTATCAATCTCTGCTTTGGCTTCTTGCAATAGAACTAACTGACCTTGAGCAAGATCGTTGGTATTCAACATTTCAAACTCAAAACTCGGATTGGTCTCTATTGCACCATCAGGTTTGGCTAATTCATTCTTAGTCCTATAAGGGTCGTCAATAGCGCCCTTTTCATACCTGAACTGACGAACAGACAGAAGATGTAGGCTTTTCGAGCGGCGCTTATTAATCTCATCCTGAATATCAATCATGGTACGTACCCATCCGTACCTATTCCCGTCCCTGTCTACAAAAGCGGATTGCATCTCTAACCCACAAGACGGCATACCATCTTCATCAATGAAGGGTGATTTAATCGGACCTTTGATAAATCCCTGTTTTGTGAACTGTGCCCACCTCCAGACTCCATTTAGTTCGTACCAGATATTAACTACTCGAACCCTGGTCCTTTCAGCGTCAAACCATGACGTTCTAGGCGTGTCTTCATACGTATCTGAATAGGAATTATCGGCTATGGTGAATAAGGTTTCAGCCTCTGCCCTTGACTTTCCGGCATCCATTGCTGAATCGATGGCGTCTTCCTGGTCCATCCATATCATTGAACCCTTATATTTGGCATCCCTAAAGTCTCGTCTACGAGAATGCTGGTCCCAGAAAAGACGGTCCCAAGGGTAATACTTGATATCGACTTCAAACTTGTCTTTTGTCCTTTTTACTAGAACCTCAACACCACCGGTCCCCTCAACCAATTGGTCCTCAAAGACTTCAGAACTTGTATAGTCGAATTCCGTATTGTCGATGACATACCTTAACCCATCAGTTGCCGCTTCGCTGGCGTCTTCATGTACTGGGGTTCTGGGAAAGGCTTTAGGCGCTGTTCTCTGACTTCTCTCCATTCCCAATAAGAAATCGACTTTAGGTTTTATGCGATTGATCGTGATAATCGGCTGAGAACGGCGTTCCATCTCAGCTTCTTCATCAGAGGTCCATTGCTTGGAATCGTAATAATCCCTATCCCTTTCTGACAAATAGCGAGACTCGATAGAGTTTGTATCGGATTCTTCAAAATAACCGATCACTCGTTCTAGTTCATCTATGGGTGTCATTATTTACACCGAATGTCATATCTTGTACTCCGCATTGATAACAATATCCAATAGCTGACCAGTATCATTTTTAACTCTTACCACTGATCCAGAATTGTATATTGCTAGATCGCCAGCGCCTGTTGTTGCTGTGAAGTTTGTTGTCCCAGAAATTATAACCGTCCCAGATCCGTCTACAGCAGCTATCCCTCCCTCACGTACCGGGCCTGTCGATGAATAACCCCAAACAGTGACTATTGCAACATCAACCCCATTAGCTGTGCTTGCAGGGATTTCATATTCAACTCCATCGGCTAATTGACCTGCCCAGCTCCATTTTTTTGCATTAAATATTTCAATTCCGTCCTGCGCCCATGTGTTCGCTGCGCTTGCAACTAGGTGGAAATTATCCGGTAATGGGGAGCCTGAAACTACCTTGCTCAATCCGAACATCGTTTCCATACCTGCCGTTGTTGCAGTGGAAGATGATTGATATTCAGTGTTGATGCTCTTTACATTGTCACATGTTGCATCGACATTTAAAGCAACTCCAGAGGCTCTAGTATGCTGTCCTCCAATAATCGTTACCCGATGACAATTCCTGAAGAAGAACCCATTTAGCGCAATGGCTAAATAAGGATTGATGATCGTCACATTCTTTAACTTGTCATTCCTGTCGATATAAAACGAGTACTTCGTTCCATCCTGCCCCTGTTCCACCCTCACACCGGAAAATTGCAGGTTGAACGAGTCTACTGTTGCTGATGTATCAATCCATTCAAAGCCATGCCCTCCAGGTCTTACCCATGGGTTAGCGCCATCGAATGTAACATTTGATAGGTTTACCCCATCCATCACTCTTACGCATGGCGTGTCCGCACCGGATGTAACCGTTATATAACTGTCTTGGAAGTGGAAGTGATCACAATCCAATACCGTGCTTCTTGATACGTTAGGATTCTGATCTATCTGAATGCCTAGATCGCAATTCAAATACAATCGCTTTGTTATCAGGAACTCCCTCCCTTTTGTGTGGAGGAAAATAGAGTCATATCCTGTATCTGTCCAAGCGGAACATCCAAGCCCCTCTAGAATAATTCCACTTGTGTCCTCAAGCAGTATCGCTGTCTTATGCCATGCCGTATCTGTAGAAGTGAAATGGATTCCCTTTACCCCGCCAAGAAAATACACAGCAGAAGCTGCTGCCTGGAAGAACAAGCAGACATCATTAGCAGTAGGGTCAAACTGGATAAATGTTACCTGATCACCATCACCTACAAGATAGGTCGCCTTCCCGCTAATAATGATCGTACTGGTTACTAGATATGTGCCTGCCGGGAAATAAACGGTGACATTCGGACCTGTTTCAATAGCTGATCGTATTGCTTCTGTATCATCCGTTACACCATCACCGATAGCGCCATAAGCTGGATCTTTTACATTAACGACTGTTCTTGCGATTAAATCAGCCAGTCCTGTCGTTGGAGCACTACCACTATATAATCGACTGGTTATATCTCTTTCGTTCGAGTTAAAGACGAAAGTTATAATTCTTTCAATATCCTCACCGTCAGAGTCTGTTATTTTATTAATCGCTGTATAAATGCCCGGCGCTGAAGCGGTGAATTTTGCAGCGGCGGTTGTGTTTGTCTTTGTCTTATTCGTTATTGATAGATTTGAGTTATTCGTTGTCCACGAAGATGTTGATATTGTTGCAGAGCCTAATACAGCGCCATATTTCACCGTATAGAAAGGGGTTGCGTTCTCTAAATGAGAAACGCGTATTCTTTTGAACTGGAGGGCGTTAAGTTCTCTGTTGTGCATTAGTAATCATACGATTTGTAAGCATCTTTAAAGATAATATCCAGCCACCGCTGGTCATCATTACCGGCTGAGTCGGTTATTGTATTCACTGCTCGATACAGCCCCGGCTCTGTTGATGAAAATCGAGCACTCGCTGAGTCCGTATCGTTGGCCTTATTGGCTATTGTTAAGTTCGAGTCTTCAGTTGACCATACTGATGCTGTAACAGTCAC